ATTAACACGTTGGTCGTTATTGAAGGTTAGTGCTATAAGGTATTTACGCATTTTTGCGTAATACTACGGAGATTATATGGCACAGATTGATTGGCAGTCCATCATGTCGGGGAACTCGCAGCCAAAGAAGCGATACTCTGGCGCTAACGTTAAGTTCTTTTTTGCTTACAACGAGAACCGTGAAAAGTCATTGACGGAGGGTCGTCCAATCTTTGACGAGATACCATCCATCTCAATCCAATGGCCTGGCATGGACGAGACAGTTCGACGGATTGAGCCACAGGACATCCACGATTACCCTGAGCTGTACGCTCGTTTTAAGGCTGGTAGCGAGCCTGTAGTTGAAGGAACTCCATTGGCTGAATGGCCGATGATGTCTGGCTCTGCGATGCGTGAGCTTCAGTACCTTGGCTTTAAAACGGTTGAGCAGTTGGCTGTGGCTAACGATGAGATTAAACGCAAACTTGGACCCTTGTCTAAGTTCTGCAAATTAGCACAAGATTGGATAGACGCAGCGAAGTCCGACCAGAATGAGGTCGTGAAGTTACGGCAGCTTTTGGATCGGGAAACAACTCGTCGTGAGCAGCTTGAGCATAAACTTGAGCTTTTCATGCAACGTGTAGAAGCCAACGAGGGAATTGACCTTCGTGCCGAGAGAAAGGGGGTGATCCAATCTGTTCCAGATGAAGCCCTAGAAGAAGGCATTATTGAGGCTCAGGACGAAAGTCCACGACGAGGTAGACCAAGGAAAGTATGACGATAGCCACGGTTATTACGAACGTTGCAAATGAGGCTGGATACACGGTTGAATCCAACATCCTTACGTCTAATGAGACGACTACAAAGCAGCTCTTAGCAATTGCACAACGTATTAACCGTGACATCTTTGAGGCTTGCCCGTGGCCTAAATGTTACGCTTCAGGGTCAATCACGCTGGTAGCTAATACGGCAACGTACGAGTTACCAGCGGCCTTTTCATGGTACCAGTACGAAACCTTTTGGAATTCATCGACTCGGTTCAGACTCTTAGGACCAATGAGCGAGCAGGATTACGCCGACATAAGAGGTTTCCAACTTAACCCAACCATTTATCAGCGATTCCAAATTCGGGGAGTCAGCAATAACCAACTCCTTATTAGTCCCACCCCAGGAGCTAACTACAACGGCAATGTAATTATTTTTGAGTATATTGCCGACAGAAGTGTGCGTCCTCGTCAGTGGGTAACAGCAACATCATTTGCTGCTGGTTCTTACTGTTTTAACAACGGCAACTACTACCGGACGACAGCAGGAGGCACGACAGGTGCTACAGCTCCTACACATACTACTGGCTCTGTATCGGATGGCGGTGTTACTTGGGCCTATTATAACGGTGCTTATAATACTTTTCTTGCTGACACTGACGTAAGCATATTCAACGAGAAACTGCTTGAGCAGGGTATCCTTGAACGGTTTGCTGAGATTCACGGACTGGAAGGTGTTAGGCCACGTTTTGATATTCAGCTTCATGAGGAATTTAGTCGTGACCAAGTTGGCAAAGTGATATTTGCTGGCGGCACTACACGGCCTAATTTGTTTGCTCGTGACGGTGTAGCAGTGTTTGGAACATGGATTTAGTATGGCAGCACAAGAACCAGCATTAGCACAAAGCGACCCCAAGGCTTATTACCTCTGGCTTCAAACGCAGGGTTTGTCTCCGCTGCAAGCTGTGCAGCAAGTACAGCAACGCTTTGGTGCGCCTAAGACACCTGAGCAGCAACAAAAAGAAGCGGCTGGCAAAGCGCAAAGCAATGCGTTAGCTCAAACTGGTGGTGTCGTTGCTGGCGCTATTGCCGGACGGTTTATATACAATAAAATTGATGGCTGGGTTGATAGGCTGACTGGCGCTAAGGTCGGCGAAGAAACTGTTAAGCAAGCAGCGGAGCAAACTGGGCAATCACTTTCAACTACTGCTCAAACAACTACCGGAGCGACTCAAGGCACAACATCTGGCATTGATGCCTTTAACAAAAACTTTACTCCAGTAAATCCTGGCTCATTACCAGCAGGGCAAAGTGTCCCCGAAGGCATGACCGCTATTCGTAGCAATGTTGATGGAACTGTTCAGGTAGTTCCAACTGAAAGCCTTACGAATGAAAGCTTTTTAGGGTCGGTGGATTGGGCTCAAGTAGCACAAGGTGGACTTGGACTTCTTCAACTTTACGGCGCATATAAAGCTTACCAAGGCGGCGATAAGATTGGCGCTGGATTATCAGGAGCTTCTGGAGTAGCGAACATAGCTGGCGCTGCTGGCGCTGACTTAGGTGCAAATTTGATACCTGGGTTAAACATCGCAACTGGTGCTTATACCGGATACAAAACGGCTGAAGCATTAGGCGACATGGCCGCTGGTTCAAAAAGAACGCAAACAGGCGTAGTCGGTGGAGCCACTGCTGGTGCTTCAATAGGCGCAGGAGTTGGTTCAATCGTTCCAGGCGTAGGGACAGGTATTGGCGCAGCAGTAGGTGCAGTTGTTGGAGCCCTTGCAGGAGCTGTAGGCTCTTGGACTGGCTCTAAGAAAGGCAAAGCACAATTCATGCGAGATAACATTCGTGGAGTTTTGCAAGAAGGCGGAGTCCTTGATCAAGACTTCAAAGGAACGCTTGCCGATGGTTCCCAGTATGATTTTGGCAAAGATGGCTCTACGTTAAAGTGGAAAGAAATCGATAAAATCTCTGCAAAACAACCAGCGGCATGGAACGCTGCTGTTCCACTCACAGACGCACTAGCTACTGCGTACGGATTTGTAGGGCAGAAGGCTTCTGACATTTCTGCTTGGTATGCTAAGGGCGCTGTAAGCAATGCTGGCGATGACGTTGCTACTGCGATTAAAAACGCTCAACACTTTGCTCAACAGCAAGGCATTACGTTCGAGCAAATCAAGGCCAAGTTGGATGAGGCAATGAAGGATAATCGTATTAATCAAAATCAATACGACTATTATCTTGGCGGCGCTCGTCAACTAACTGCTGGCATTAAGGGTGGACCGCAAATAAGACCACCTGCTCCTATGGGACCACTACAGCAAATGCCACAACAGCCTCAACAGGAAGAGGGTAAAAAGAAATCTATTAGAGACGTTCTCCAACAAAACATGGATAAAAAGTAGGGTTTTATGGCACGAAAAACAGCAATGGGAAAAGAGCCTGGCAACGTTAGTATCGCCTTGCCACAGTCTGAAAAAGATAGGTTGCGAAATGTCGGACGACGTTTGCCTGGCAAGTCACGGCCAATAGACGACAAAGGTAACTTTACTGATAAGCAATACCTTGACCGTGTGTCTCCTGGCATTTATCGCAATTCAAAAGGACAGCTTACTAACTCGTTTGGCCGTGTGATGGAGCGTAAACAGCCACAAGGTGGCACAATGGCTCAAGCACTTGCACAACAAACTGGAATGCAAGCCGCTCCAGTTGGCGCTATGCCTGATCAACAATCAATGGATGCCGGACAACAAGCGGCTGAACTTGCTGCTGACCCAGGAGCTTATCAGCAATACACAGCAGATATGCGAAATAAGCCTTATCCAATGGGACAAATGCCACAAGGTGGAATGTCTATGGCTGATATAAACAGATTTGGCATGGCAGATATAAGAAACATGCCGCAACAAGGAATACAAGATGCCATGTTGCGATTTTCGCCAGAAGAGCAGCAAAGAATGCAAGCTAATATGCCTCAGAATTTAATGTATCAATATCCACCTGGACAAACTCCTAACTTTGGAGCTTTGTTTAATTACGGCCAACGACAACAGGAGCAACAGCAACAACCAAACTCAGTATCAGGATTGCTTCAGCGACGGTTTAAATAATGGCCTTTCAGGGATTTACAATGCCACCTCCTTATGGAGGGTTGGACCTAGTAAGTCCAATAGACAACATGGAGCCAACGTTTGCTCTGGAACTCGTTAATGTGTTTCCAGGTGCAAACGCTCCAACCGTTCGTCTTGGCTACGAGCAGTTTGCCAATATAGGTACTGCTACGCCTATTGTAACCCTGACATCACTACAGCTTAAAGATGCCACTACGCAGCTTATAGCGGCCACTGACAGCAACATTTACAAGATAACGACTGGCGGTGTGTCTACGTCAATTAAGGGCGCTACGACCGTTACAGAAGGTGAGTTTCAGACCATTACTTATGGCAATAACCTTTACCTGTGTAACGGGGTAGACAACGCTAAGGTCTATACCGGCACTGGCAATGTTATTGATGTGACCTTTACTGGCGTTACAACTGCCGACCTAATTAACGTTACTGCCTATAAAGAACGATTATACTTCGTAGAGCAAAACACAGCTAAGGTTTGGTATGGCGGTTTGCAGGTAACTGGAACAGCCGGAACTCCTGCCCTTACATCCTTTGACTTCCAGTACGTCTTTACCAAGGGTGGCTACCTGGTAAGCGTTGGCAGCTTTAGCACCAATACCAGCATGACCAGCCAGGACTACTTCTGGGCATGTAGCAGCGAAGGCGAGATAGTTTTCTACAACGGCACTTATGCTGGAGACCCTACATCCTGGGCGTTAGTAGCTCGGTATTACATTGGACGACCTCTTGGCTATAGAGCGTTTGTCAGAATAAACAATGACGTATGGGTAATAACTGAACAGGGAGTTGTTCCGATTTCTGGGTTGTTCATGTCAGACCCTGAAGCAGCGGTGCAAATCGTTAGCTATAAGGTAAACCCACTCATATCGGAATATGCCGCCATATCCCCGTTTGACCATCAGTGGTCAGGTTTCTTTTGGCCGCAAGGACGCAGGGTTTATATCAGCATCCCTACAACTGGTAACTCCTGCCGCTTCTTAGTTTACAGCATTGATACAAAGGGCTGGACTCAGTTTCAGCTCTACAATGACGAGCACGCTTTTAGTAGTTGTCTGTTCAACCAGAAGCCGTATTACGCATCTGCGACGGGTATTGTATGGAAGGGTGAGACAGGTCAGGCCGATGCTGTAACGGCGACTGAGAGCCAAGCCATAGCCTATAGTGGCCGGTCAGCGTTTAGCTTCTATGGCAGCCGGTCAAACTACAAGGCGTTTAAGGATATTCGACCAATCCTCAAGGTAAAGCGTGGCGTAACCCTAAACATTGGGTTGGACACTGACTTTAGACGAGCGCCAACTGTAACGGCAGTATCAACGCCTGCTGGTACCTTTACGCCCTGGGGCAGTCCTTGGGGCAGTCCCTGGTCGGCAGAGGTTGAATACGTCTTTGACCGATACGCCACTAAGGGTCAAGGTCATTGTGCCGCTGTACGATTTGGCGGTTCACTAAAGAACTCAACTATGCAGATACTAGGTTTCGAGGTCCGATACGATATGGGTGGACAGGTATAACTATGGCACAAGCACAAAATAGAAAAAACCGTGGAGCTATGGCGACAGACCCTAAGACACCTAAAACCTCTAAGCGAGGTAACTGGCAGTACAATGGCCAATGGGTGAACAAAGGCAGCTATAAGGTAGACGGTTACGGTAAGCCTCTCCCTGGTCAAAACAAGCCTTTTGTCCCTGCTAACAAGAATCCTTTTGCTCCTAAGGCATCGACTCCTACCACACAAGGGCCAGCAGCTCCTACCGCACAAGAAAACATTGAAGGTGGAATGCAAGGCTTAGTGCAAGAAGGCATAAATTACGCACGAGATTTTGACCCGAATACCTATCAGCAGCAGTATGAGCCTCAGTTTGAACAGGGTATGCAGCGAGCATACGACACGATTTACAATCAGTTTGAGCGTAAGAACCAAGAGCAGTTTGCAAGGCAAAACGAGCAATTACAACAAAGCCTTGTAGAGCGTGGATTAGATCCTAATTCGCCAGCATATCAAGCGTTGACTAAGCAGTTGGCAGAGCAGCAAGGGGCAGCTCGTCAGGATGCACAAAACGCAGCATGGCAGGCAGCACAAGGTTATCAGCAGCAGGGATACACTCAAGCAACTGGTACAGCTTTACTGCCTGGGCAAATTGCTAGTCCTTACCTTGAGCTTTATGGCCAAGGACAGCAGTTAGAGTTCACTGGCTCTGAGGCTGACAAACAGCGTCAATGGCAAGCACGGCAGAACCAACTTGAAATGCAAAACCGACTTGCGATTTCTAGGCGACAAGGCGGCGGTGGAGGTGGAGCAAATTCTGCGGAAGCTGCGTTGGCTGCGTACACTATGGGTCAGTATGGTAATCAAGGTCAGAACAGTGGGCAGTCCACTGGCAATGCCGTTGCAACTGGTGTGAGTCAAGGAGTGAGTCAAGGAATTATTGGTAGACTTAATCGACCGAGTTAACTATGGCAGATGAAC